AATCGATAGTCATTACAATTTATAATCTGATATTATATAAGTTTTGTAAGTGTTTGAATTAAATGGGGACAGAGTCGCACCTATCATGCCAGCTCTAATATGTACTATAAAGCATATAGTGTACGCTGCTATTTAATCATGTGACGACACAATCCGGCACAATGCAACGGCATATATGCAGAGCGTATTTATTACAATGATGTACTGAACCGGCACTGCATCGGGCTATAACATAGCATTGATGCGGGTATCTGGCAGTATAGATCTAACTGGAAAGATCGGGGCGGGTAGGGGAAAAAAGAATTATTAATAAATATATATATACCCTATTTTTAACGCTGGCGTAATTTTTAAAACCAAGGGTAGTACTTGTTATTTTATTAACATACTGCATAGGAAGGCTTTAGAGACGTTTAAAACCACTAGTTGATGTCTACCTATAGGTTTACGACAATAAACGCCCTGTAGGGCTATTTAGGAGGTTTAGAGAGGAGGTATTAAGGTATGTTCTTCTGAAGATGATCACTCAGCCCTGCATAGCACTGAGATGTGCTCTTCTGCTCTATGTAGTTAACAATGTAGTTAACTTCAATATAACAATAATTATATTTATAGTTAATATATAAAATACTTACTATATTGTTTACTATAATGTTACAACATTGTTTACTACATAGAGAGGGTATCACACTTATTGTCTTTTGTCAAGTAGTATTTATTGTCTTTGTTTAAAAGGTGTAAAAAGATTACTACACAGAGGGCTACCGCCCCCTAAATATCACCCTTCAAATAGTTGTTGACAAATTAAGAATTATATGATATAATAAGGCATAGGCTAGAGATTGCAACTCGAAAGGCTACCGTCCTGTAGCTTGCCTATGTTTCTAAATTGGGCATTTAGAGGACGCTAAAATGAAAAAGAATTTAGATGACTACAATCCATATAAAAGTATGGAAAGCGTAAGAAAAGCCGTTGCCAAATATCAAAAAACAGAAAAAGGCAAAAAGGTTCAAAAGAACAGCAGAATTAAACATAAGTACGGTTTAACCTTAAAAGAATTTGAAGACAAGGCTAAACAACAAAATTATGCTTGTGCTATTTGTGGCAAAGTAGATAAAGATCAGCCTTTGTGTATTGATCATTGCCATGAGACTTTAAAAGTAAGAGATTTGCTTTGTACTACTTGCAATGTTGGTTTGGGTATGTTTAAAGAAAATCCAAATATTCTTTTAAAAGCTTTAGAGTACATTGAAAAACACAAAGACGAAAAGATATGCCAAGAAGACGAAAGAAGAGAGACTTAAAAGCCGCAGGGAAGTGGTGGAGCGAATCGCAGAAGATAGAAGCTGTGACGACTTGGTTAGCTCTAGGCAGTATCCCATTGACGGCAGCAGCCACAAGTATCCCAAAGGATACATTAGCGAGATGGCGCTATACGGATTGGTGGAAGGAGTTAGTACTCCAGATCAGATCCGAAGAAACATTAGCACTTGATGGCAGACTCTCAAAGATTGTTGATAAAGCATTATCTGTAGTTGAAGACAGGCTAGACAAAGGTAATCACCAGTATGATCCTAAGACAGGTGAACTTATCCGGGTTCCAGTTAACTTACGGGATTCGATGAAGGCTACCGCTGATCTAATGGATAGAAGAGAAATACTTCGTAAGCAGCCACAGCAGCAACAGATAGAGAAAACAGTAGATGATAGGCTTGCTAAGTTAGCAGAAGAGTTTGCTAGGTTTGCTAAAGCTAAGGATATTACTCCTAAAGCTGAAGCACTAACGGTTGACATCATAGAGAGTTAATGGACTTAACCAGAGATGTAGTAGAAGGTTTCAGTAATGCGTGTTTAGTAAAGAATTATGATCAAGCAACTGAAACACCTGAATTTCACAGAGAGCTTTGGAAGTATTGTTGCCATCAGAGTAAGTTTGTTGCTATTGCAGCTCCTCGAGGTCACGGTAAATCCACTGCGGTAACTTACGCCTACTTACTGGCTGAGGTACTGTTTAGAAAGTCCAAGTATGTGTTAATTGTCTCAGACAGCTTTTCTCAAGCTGGTTTGTTCTTAGGTGATGTAATTAAAGAACTTAGAGACAACGAGGATATACATGGTCTTTTTGGTGAAATAACTTTTGTTAAAGCTACTGAAGACGACATCATATGTAGCTTTCCTGATGGTTACAACTTCAGGATACAGGCTAAAGGTTCAGAACAAAAGCTTCGTGGTTTAAAGTGGTTAAACAGACGACCTGACTTAATTGTTTGTGATGATATGGAATCTGACGAACAGGTTCTAAACAAAGATAGGCGTGAGAAGTTTCGTAGATGGTTCTACTCTGCTTTAATGCCTTGTTTGTCTGTAAACGGTAAGATTAGAATTGTTGGTACGATTTTGCATATGGACTCCTTGTTGGAACGTCTAATGCCTGAATCCCAACTTAGTGTGTTAGGTAAACGTGGTCTAAACCAGTTAATTACTAAACCATTAAAGCAATATACGAATTATAAAACATCATGGACATCGATTAAATATCGAGCACACACAGATGACTTTAATGACATACTGTGGCCTGATAGATGGACAAAACAAGCCCTAATAGATCGTAAAGCACAGTATAGCCAACAGGGTTTAGCTGATGCCTATAGTCAAGAGATGTTAAATATTCCTCTTGATGATAGTAACGGTTTTTTTAGGAAGACGGACTTTTCTCCTTTAAAAGATGAAGACCGTAAAAGACACCTTAATTATTATATCGCTGCTGACTTAGCAATATCTCAAAAGCAATATAGTGATTATTCTGTTTTTGCTGTGGCAGGGATGGATGAAGACCAACGATTGCAGTGTGTACACATCATTCGAGATAGAATGGATGCGATGCAGATAGTTGACACCATTCTTGCATTACAGCGAACTTACAAGCCGGAGCTTTTTGGAATCGAGGCGGGAACCATCCAGAAGTCTATAGGCCCATACCTCAACGAAGCAATGTTGAAAAATGACACGTTTGTCAACCTAGTGTTGCTCAAGCCTAGCGGGGATAAATTAACACGTGCCAGATCAATGCAAGCTCGTATGAGAGCAGGTGCTGTGAAGTTTGACATGTCTGCTGATTGGTATCAGACGTTTGAAGATGAGCTGATGCGTTTTCCTAGAGACAAACACGATGATCAAGTTGACGCTTGGGCATACATCGGTTTACTCCTAGATCAAATGCAGACTGCTTCAACTCAAGCTGAACTTGAAGAAGAAGACTATCGGCTTGCCCTTTCGGAATATGGATATGACCAACAAGGTCGCAACGCTACAACAGGATATTGATGAAACTTGATCTAGAACTAGACCTTAAAGAACTTGTTCGGATGCCTAATATTGCAGAGGCATTGGATCAAGAGGTATTGGATAAGATTGGTGAAACAGTTCATAAAGACTTTATCACTGACTTGCTTTCTCGCTCTGAGTGGGAAAAGCGTACCGAAGAATCAATGAAGTTAGCACTGCAAGTAGCAGAAGCTAAGACATTCCCTTGGCCTAACTCTTCTAACGTTAAGTTTCCGTTAGTCACTATTGCTGCTCTGCAATACCACGCACGTAGCTATCCTGTACTAATCGATAGTCAAACACCTGTACACTGCCGAGTTATTGGCACTGATATGGATGGTTCAAAAGAGAAACGTGCTGAACGTGTATCTCAACACATGTCATACCAGATCTTAGAAGAAGATGAGAACTGGGAAGCAGAGATGGATCGTGTTTTAATTACTCAGCCTATTATTGGTTGTGCATTTAAGAAATCATACTTTGATCCTATCTTAGGCCACAATGTATCAGAAAACATTCTTGCTAAAGACTTTGTTGTTAACTATTGGACTAAACACCTTGATACTGCTCCTCGTGTTACGCAGATTCAGTATTTCAGTAAGAACGATATTTATGAAAGAGTAGCAAGAGGTTTATTCTCAGAGATGGACGATGAACGTCCAGCAGCAGTACCTCAGAGCAACCTCTCAATGGCACAGGGCAAAGCTCAAGGCATGACAGCCCCTGATTCTATTGATGACAGCACTCCTTATGAAGTTCTAGAACAACATCGTTACATTGACTTTGATGGTGACGGTTATGCCGAGCCATACATTGTATTTGTACGCAGAGACAACAAGCAAGTGTTACGTATTGTAGCACGTTACTTTGATAGCTCTATTCAACGGGATAAAGATGGAACAGTTCTCAGAATCGTCCCAGAAAACTACTACACTAAGTTTCCTTTTATTCCCTCTCCAGATGGCGGATTTTATGATCTCGGCTTCGGAGTCTTATTGGGACCACTTAACCAAAGCATCGATACTTTACTCAATCAGCTTGTGGATGCCGGAACGCTCGCAAACACCGCTGGCGGATTCATCGCACGAGGAATAAAGATTCGTGGTGGTAACATGGGCTTTGCTCCTATGGAGTGGAAGCATGTAGATTCTACTGGTGACGATCTACGTAAAGGTATTATGCCTTTACCAGTACGTGAACCTTCTCAAGTATTGTTTACCTTGTTGTCTTTGTTGATTAACTACGGTGAACGTATTGGTGGTTCTGTAGACATCTTAACTGGACAAAACCCCGGTCAGAACACAGCAGCTACTACTGTCAACACAATGGCAGAACAAGGTATGAAGATATTCTCTGGTATCTTTAAACGTACCTATCGTAGCTTGAAGGATGAGTTCAAGAAGATGTACCGCTTAAACCAATTATATTTAACTGGTGTTAAGGAGTACAACAGTGATAAGGGTAATAATTTCATTGATGCAAATGATTATCTTGGTCCTATATCTGATGTGCGTCCGTCTGCTGATCCTAACGTAGTATCTGATACACAACGTGTTCAACAAGCTCAGGCAATGCTTGCTATTGGTGGTCCTGACATGAACATGTATGAAGTTAAGAAGGCTTACCTCAAAGCAATTAAAGTTCAGAATATTGATGCAATATTACCTGATCCAAAAGGTCCTAACGCTATCAAGCCGGGTCCTTCAGAGAAGGTACAGATAGAAATGATGAAACAGCAAGCTAAGGCTGCTGATTCTCAGTTGCAAGCTAAGTTAGCAGTAATGAAGCTGGCACAACAAGTAGATTTGCAACAAGCTAAGATTCATAAGCTTGAAGCGGATGCAATCCTTGCTATTGAGCAAGCAGGTGGTGTTAAGACTGGACAAGACATTGCAATGTTGGATGCCCAGATTGGCGCTGCTAGAGCACGACATGACGGTCTGTTAAGTGCAATGAAGACTGTGATGGACTTAGAAAAGCATATGAAAGACATGACTGCACCTGAAGCTTCTGGAAAGGATGCAGCACCAGATATGTAACACCGTAAGGAGAGAAGATGGCAATAGTTGTCACAGAGCAAGAGTTTTTAGAATGGAAGCACTCAAGAGTTACTGTAGCTTTTATGAAGGCTTTAGATAACGACAGAGAATGGCTTAAAGAAATACTGTTAGCTGGTACTGAAGACGATAATAACGTCAGAGGTAGAGCAGCAGCTTTAACCTCCATTTTAAGTATGACATATGAAGAGTTAATGGAAGCAGTTAAGGAGAGAAAAGATGTCTAATGAATCTGGCATTAATCCGATCTTTGATCGAGTATTAATTCAACCACTAGAAGTAGCTAAGAAGACTGATTGGGGTTTCCAATTAAGCTCAGGTGAAATTAGTGATCGTGAACAGCTTGCTAATACAACAGGAATTATCGTAGCTTTAGGCGAAGAAGTTCCACAAGGTATTGTAAGTGTAGGCGATAAGGTTGGTTACGCTAAGTATGCAGGTCTGATGTACACCGGGAAAGACGGTAAAGACTATCGCATGGTTAACTATGATGACCTTGTAGCAAAGCTAGACGCAGACATGGACTTAATTGATCCGCATTTAAAAAAGGGAGTTAGATAATGGAAGAACAACAAGTAGAGCAACAAGAAGTCTCTCAAGAAGCTCAAGTACCTGAATTTGAATCTGAAGCCAGAGCACAAGGATGGGTAGCTAAAGAAGAGTTTCGTGGTTCTGAAGATGATTGGGTAGATGCTGAGACGTTTGTACGCCGAGGCAAAGAGATTATGCCTATCCTTCGTAAGAACAATGAGAAATTGCTAAAAGAACTGAATGAAGCAAAGAAAGCCGCTGAAGAAGCACGACAAGCTGCACGAGAGTTCAAAGAGTTCCAAAAGGAGCAGTTTGAACGTAAGTCCAAAGAGTTAGAAACTCAATTGGAACAACTCAAGCAAGCAAAGCGTGAGGCTATCAACTTAGGTGAAGGTGATCGTGCTGTAGCTATTGATGATGCAATGGACCAACTCAAAGAAGAGCGTCAAGTTGCAAAAGAAGAGCTAAAGAAAGCTGAAGAAGCTGCTAAAGCACCACCACCAGTTACGCAAGATCCTTTAATTAATGAATGGATTGAACGTAATGATTGGTTTGGTAAAGACAGACGTTTAACTACGTTAGCCAATGCAATTGGCACTGATCTACGCCAACAAGATCCAAACCTAATGGGTAAAGCTTTCTTAGAACGATTAGACGCAGAGTTGGCTGAGACAATGCCAGAGAAGTTTGGTAAGAAGAAGACACCAAACCCTATGGATGGTTCACCTAACGGCATGAGCAGACCGTCAGCATCAAAAGGTAAAAAGTCTTACGAGAATTTACCTTCAGAAGCTAAAGCGGCCTGTGATCGGTTCGTTTCGCAAAAGCTTATGACAAGAGAGCAGTATGTTGCAGAATATTCGTGGGATTAAGGGAGAGCAAGATGACAACTAAAGATAAGAATGTAAGTACAACTACTACAGAGTCTACTAAGCCAGCTCGTACCAGACAGCGTGGTACTTTCAACGGGACTCGTGGTAAGTTACAAGTAGGAAATTCCATACCGGGGTATCACTTGTACATTTTTAACGACACACCGGGTCGCATTACTGCGGCTCAGGACAATGGTTATGAATTTGTTCATCCCAACGAGGTAGGAGGTACTACTGAGAACGTTGTTAGTCGTAATACGGATCTCGGAGATAAAGTTCGTTTCCTTGTTGGTTCTAATGATGGTGAACCCATGTATGCTTATTTGATGAAGATCAAGCAAGAATGGTGGGAAGAAGATCAATTAGAATTAAATAAGAAAAACGATCAAATACAACAAGCCATACGTGGTGGCAAACTAACAGGTGATGGTATGAATACTGAAGGTTTCTACAACGCTGGCATTAAAATTTCTAATTAATATTTAGGAGCACTAAATGGCAAACGTAAATGCCCCTCGTGGTCTGTCTCCAGTCGGTACGCTGACTGGTGCGCCATTCAACGAGCAAGGCCAACTGTTCGCTATCGCCTCTGACGCTTCAAACACATACGCTATTGGCGATGTTGTTAAGCTCTCAAGCGGTAGTGATGCAAATGGCGTACCCTATGCAATCAAAGCAGCAACAACTGACGTTCCTGTTGGTGTAATCGTTGGTATCCGTCCTGCGGATGCTGGTGTTTCACTGCAAGGCACTAACATTGACTTAGGCAAGCTCTATTTGAGTCTATCCTCTGGCATTCGTTACGCTTATGTTGTAACAGATCCTAGCGTCATTTTTGAAGTACAAGGTAATGCAACTGGTGTTGCACTTGCTGACGTAAACAAAAATGCTGGTATGACTATCACTGCTGATCAAACATCAAGCTTGTCACAATCTTCGCCATTGTCGAACACAGTACTGAATGCCTCTTCTTTCTTGGCACAAGGTTCTTCTGGTTCTTTGGCATTGCCTTTGACAATTATTGGACTGTCACGCCGTCCTGATAATGTTGCTGGTGCTTATGCTGATGCATTGGTTATTTTCAATAAACATCAGTACAAGCAAGCCGCTGGCACTGCTTAATTAGAGGAGAATAAATAATGGCTGGTGTAATTACTACTGGTTCGCATCCAAAAGCCCTATGGCCCGGCGTTAAAGCTTGGTGGGGTCAGGTTTATGACGAACATCCAGAAGAGTATACAAAACTCTTCGACAAAGATACTTCGGGTCAAAACTACGAAGAAGACGTACAGTTAACTGGCTTTGGCTTGGCTCCTGTCAAGAACCAAGGTGCTGGTACTCAGTATGATTCTGAAGTTCAAGGCTTCATTACACGTTATACCCACATCGCATATGCGCTTGGTTATATCGTTACTAAAGAAGAGTTGGACGACAATCTGTACGAACAAATCTCTAAACGCCGTGCAGCAGCACTTGCGATGTCTTTCCGTCAAACGAAAGAAAACGTAGGCGCTGGTGTGTACAACAATGCGTTCAACAGCACCTACAAAGGTGGTGATGGCGTTGAATTGTGCTCAACTGCTCATCCTAACACTTCTGGTGGTACATTCTCTAACAAACCAACGGTTGACGTTGACTTGTCAGAAGCGTCCTTAGAAGATGCTACGGTTGCTATCATGGGCTTCCAAAATGATCGTGGTCTGTTGATCAACGTCATGCCAAAGTCTTTGATTATTGCTCGTCAAGAGTGGTACAACGCTAACCGTATTCTGAAATCGGTATATACACCGGGTTCAGCAAACAATGATATTAACGTGCTGAAAGCTACCAATGCTTTCCCAGAAGGCATCGTTATGAATCATTATTTGACTTCGCCTCACGCATGGTTCATCCGTACTAATATCATGAATGGTATGAAGTACTATGAGCGTGTTTCAATCACGTTCGATCAGGACAATGATTTTGACACTATGAATGCTAAGGCTAAGGGCTATGAGCGTTATAGCTTCGGCTGGACAGATCCACGTGCTATTTATGGCAGCAACGGGCCTTGATGTAAATAAAATGCTTGACAAAAGCATAATATAGTGGTATAATTAAGATAAGGTTGGGATTCAAAAGATCCCTTCCTTATCGCATTTTAGGAGCATTTATGGGTACTATTAAAGTTCCACCTAAAGGCATCGCTAAAGATGTCAAAGGGAAAAAGCCTCCTGCTATCGTTAAGACTAAAGACCTTAGCACGTTACAAGCAGCGGCAACCTCTGGCGCTCAAGAATCTGGTGTTAAAAAGAAACGCTTGACTCCTGTAGCATCAATCGCAAAACAATAATTTATTAAACCTTAACGCCTTTTACAGGCGTGATTAACTCACGTTAAGGACATCAAATGGGAAATCCCACAAGACTTCAATCTGGTCTTTCGACCGCTTATTCAAACGAAGTATTCTATAGCTATCCACTGCCAGATCCTTTCCACACTGGAAGCACCTCTGCACTGGGTAGTACTAGCTACATGAATGACTTCAATACCTTAATTGGTACTGATTTTACTGTTACTGGTGCTAGTTCAACCTTTGCTTTAGGCAATGCTGTTGGCGGTATCGCTGTTCTGACTCCGGGTGCAACTACTACTGCTACCGCTGCTTACAAGAATGGTCAAGCATTCCAATTTATCGCTGGTAATCGTTTCTGGTTTACTACACGTTTTAAAGTATCTGCTGTTGCTGGTAACGTAGCATACTACGTTGGTTTACGTAATGGTTCAGCAACTACTGATGGTTTATGGTTTGCTAAAGCTGCTGCTTCAACAAGCATCAACTTAGTTTCAACTGTAGGTTCTACCGCAACTACTTTAATTACTGGCGTAGCTACTGCTGCTGCTGATACTTATGTTGAACTTGGTTTATACTTTGATGGTACTGACTTACTGGTTTACGCTGCTAATACTTTAGTAGCTCGTGTAACAGCACCTACCATTGGTTCTTCTGGTACTAACTTGACCAATGCGTTGCTTGGCCCTGTATTGCAGATTACTCCAACGGCAACTGATACTTTAACTGTAGACTTCATTGGTACAGCTCAAGAATTAACACGTTAATAGGAGACTGTCATGGCTAATCAAGTCAATACGCAGATCCTTGTAGACGGTGCTAGGAACGCTGTAGTTAAGATAACTGGTGTATTAGACACAGGTAACGTGTCTTCTACAGTAGTTGTTGATCCTGCCAGCTTTTCACCTAAACCAACAGCATTTAGAATTGATCATATAGATTATTCAATATCTGATCCGCTGGAAGTACGTCTACAATGGGACGCAACAACTCCTATTGATATTTTACCTATAGCTGGTCGTGGTCGTATGAGCTTCTGGAACTTTGGTGGCTTAATAGACAATGGCGGTGCTGGTGTCACAGGTAAAATCAATCTTCTAACTTCTGGCTACAATGCTACTACTTTAGGTACAACACCTTTAGTATTTTCAGTAGTTCTTGAAATGGTTAAACAGGGTGTGTAATGCTAGTATCTCAATCTAACGCCAAGGAAATTCAATTAGTAGCTACTATCAGAAGAGCTGACGGTACTATTGAACAACTTGGCGTAATTGACTACTGGCATCAAAACCCAATTAAAAGAATCCTTTGGAGAATTAAAAAATGGCTACACTTCTCGTAAACACGGGCAGAGCCGTTGTAACTAGCCGCATTAATGGCGGTGGCACTAACCCTCAATATGTTGCATGGGGTACTGGTGCAGGTACAACTGGCGCTACCGATACTACGCTGTTTACTGAGGTAGGTACTCGTGTTTCAGGTACTACATCTCAGGTAACAACTTCTACAACTAATGATACATTTCAAGTTGTAGGTACTTTGACTTCTGGTTCATCGCAAACCATTACTAATGCTGGTTTGTTTGATGCTTCTACAAGTGGTAACTTGTTTGTAAAAGGCGACTTTACAGGTATTGCTTTAAATAATGGCGATTCAATTCAATTTACATTCAAAGTACAATTTAGCTAATATATGGCACTCGTTCTTGCGGATAGAGTAAAAGAGACTACCACCACTACAGGTACTGGCTCGGTAACACTTGCTGGTGCTTCTAGTGGCTATCAGTCTTTTTCTGTTATAGGTAATGGAAATACTACTTACTATTGTATTTCTGATCAAACAGGCACTAATTGGGAAGTAGGTATAGGTACATATTCTACAACAGGTCCTACTCTTGCAAGAACGACTGTTTTATCTTCCTCTAACTCAGGAAGCTTAGTTACATTTACTTCTGGTACTAAAGATGTGTTTGTTCCGCAACCGGCAAGTAAAGCAGTGTACATTGGGTCTGGTACTAACATACCGTTAGACTTTTCTAATGCTACTGTAGCTAATCGTAATTCGTTTCAGACTAGTACTTTAAATGGTACTACTGGTGCTTATTTTTTACCTAACGGAACAGCTACCGCTGCTTCTGTTCAAGCAACTAATAACTCAGACCCAACTAATGCTTCTAAGATATTAATTGCTACAAATGGTTCTACAGATGTCCAGTTAGTATCAGGTATTAACGGTACAGGCACTTATTTACCGTTATCTTTTTATACTAATGGATCACAAAGTGCTCAATTAGATACGGCTGCAAACTTTAAAGCTAATGGACAAATAATAGCTGGTAACGGTTTACATGTTAATAGTAATACTGTTTCCGCAACTTACGCTATTCCAGCAGGTTCATCAGCAATGTCAGTAGGTCCTATTACTTTAAATTCTGGTGTAACAGTAACAGTACCCAGCAATTCTAAATGGGTAGTTCTGTAGATGTTTGGCGGAGCACCTTTTAGTAGTACGCCTTTTTCTTCGTTATCTGGTATAGCAGGAACAGCGTATACAAAAGCATTAAATGTAGTAGTAACAAGCGCAGCAACAATATCAAATATTGTATCTAGATTAGTTACATTAACAGTAACATCAAGTAGTGTCATAACTTTAGGTAGGCTATTATCTAAATTTATTACATTATCAGTATCAGTAACATCTACTGCTACTATAACAAGATTAAGAACTTTATTAAAAGCATTATCTGTTTCTGTAACTTCTACAGTATCTATACGTAAAGC